AATAACAAATCTTTCAACCACCCTAGCTGGCGATTTCACAATTACGCAAGGAACAGGAACAATTGGAACTGGAGTTGTTACGGCAGCAAAGATGGCGAATCCTCAATACACTGGCTTCCGCAATCGCATCATCAATGGTGACATGCGGATTGATCAGAGGAATTCGGGAGCGAGTGTTAACTCTTCTTCGTCAGGTTCATTTGCTGTTGATAGGTTTATATGTTACGGAGATGGTGGAGGCGTATATTCGGCCCAGCAATCTTCAGATGTTCCAACTGGAAAGGGGTTTAATAAATCAATTAAATGCACTGTTACGTCAGTTGATTCGCCCACAGGAAGTGATTACTACTTAATATCTCAGCATATTGAGGGTTACAACATATCTGATTTAGATTTTGGGACTGCAAATTCAAAAACAATCATAGTTTCATTTTGGGTTAAATCAAGTATTTCTGGTGCATACACATTAGCCATAAGAAACAATGCTCTAAATAGGGCATATAGGGCTTCTTATACAATAAATTCTACAGATACTTGGGAACAGAAAGCAATCACAATATCTGGAGATACATCTGGAACATGGTTAACTGATAATGGAACAGGCTTCCAAGCTTCATTTGCTCTTGGTGCTGGATCAAGCCTTACTGGAAGTGCAAATAACTGGTCTTCTGATGATGATTATGCAGCGACTGGACAGACTCAATGGATTTCTACAAACGGAGCCACCTTCTACATCACAGGAGTCCAACTCGAAGCAGGCTCAACCGCAACTGAGTTCGAGCGCAGGCCGATTGGGACGGAGCTTGCGTTGTGTCAGAGGTATTACGAACAAAGCACAAGTCTTACTGGAGATGCAGGAGCTAGAGGTTTAATTGCTTATGCTACCACTGCTGTGCAAGGATTTTATTTTGTAGTTACAAAACGAACAGCCCCAACTGTAGTGGCTTACAGCCGAAACGGAACTATAAACAAAATGTCAAGCTCCGCTACAGGTTCTGACACAGCAACTGCAACAGCAGCAGGCATTACAGCTTCGGGTATTCAGCAAATTTCAAGTTCAGGACTTACGACTGGAATGCAATTTGAAGCAAACTACACAGCATCAGCGGAGCTATAAATGGAAAATTACAAATTACTTGTTGAATACGGACAAATCAGAAGTGTTTTTAATCCTAAAAAAGGTGTCATACCATTCGACCCAGCCAACACCGACTACCAAGCCTACCTCAAATGGCTTGCCGAAGGCAACACTCCGCTTCCTGCTGACGAATCCAGCGAGGGATAAATGACCCTAACTGAAATCGCCCAATACGCTGGCGAGAAGGTTGGCAAGACCGACTCGGATACGCTTGCCTTTCTACAGAAAGCAGCAAGCCTAGCCTATCGGCGTGTATGGGACTTTGCGCCTTGGCGTGAGACTGTCACCAACTCAACCTATTCAGTTGGCACAAATAGGCAGATCACATTAGGCACTAATGTCGAGACTCCTCTATCGGTAGCCTACAACGATGCAGAGGTTGACCCGATTGATTTGGCAACGATTGTAAGCCAAGACCCAGGCTTGCTTGACGATGCTCGCACTGGAGATCCAGATACCTACCATTTCACTGGTCGCAACAGCAGTGGCGTTGCACAACTAAACCTTTACCCAAGGCTTGCCACATCTGGCACAATCCCATTGCGCGTAGTGGAGAAGCTAAAGTGCCTTACTCGCACAAACATCATTGTTGACTTTCCTCCATCGCAAGCCGCGCTGGATGACGAACTTCGCCTACCCCACGTTCATCACTTGGTTCTAGCCTTGACGCATTCTGACGCACTTGAGCGTGAACGGCAGTATGCCAAGGCGCAAGCCATCACGCAGACTGCTAATATTGATCTTGCAGCTATGGCTAACTACGAGTTGAGCCAGGTTGGTGGAGTGAAGCAGATCACTCCGCAAAGTTTAGGTGAGCTAACCATAGAAGAAATGTTCTCGGCTTAAAGGAGGCACAATGCCTTTATACAGCGACAACTTGGACGATGTTCTGTCCTTTGACGGAATACGCAATTTTACTGGCGGTCAAGCCAGCGGCCTTCAATCTGACCTACTAGCCGAGAACCAAGTACAAGAGTTGTACAATATGACCCTTTCACCAAAGGGTAATCTTGAGACTCGCGTAGGTGCGACAAGCTTTGCAACTGGCGCAACTAGCTCGGCAACTTCCGTTGGCGGGATGCGATACTATGAAACGTCAGCATACCAGCAATTGCTGACTGTTACTGGTGGTAAATTTTACAGCATTGAATCAAGCGGAAGTGCAACAGTCCACATTGGGTATCAACAATGGAATAATACAAATATAACTTGGACAGCAGCGACCAGCCAATGGCGAGACGGCTACAGCGTGGCAGAAGACATTGAGGTATCTTTTGCACAGTTTGTTGACAAGATGTTTCTATCTGATTCCGATAGCGACCTACACTTTTGGGATGGAACTGCGGTTGAGAGGCAGGGTGGAAAGGTTAGGGCAATTACAGTAACAACTGCTGGTAGCGGTTATACAAGCGCGACTGCAATTATTACTGGCCCAACGCTTGGTGGAACAATGCCAGAGTTAATCACACTTGTCGCTGGTGGGGCTGTTACTGGCGTTACGGTTGTTAATGGTGGATCTGGCTACTCTACTGCACCTACCGTTACAATCATTGGAAATGGCTCTGGTGCTACGGCCACAGCAACAGTCAGCGCGCCTCCAGCGGGTATTAGGATTTTGGTCAACGCTGAAAACAGATTGTTTGGCGTTGGCTCTGGTGCAAACAGAAACACGCTTTATGCCTCAGACATTCTTGATCCCTCAGTATGGGCATCAACCAACAGCATCGTTGTCAACGGCGATGATGGAGATCAGATTACGGCTGTTGTGCCTTACTACAAGAATAGGCTGATCGTATTCAAGAAGCGCAGAGTGTTCCAAGTTGACATTCCTAGCGATGCCGCTTCTGGTGCGGATTGGATTGTTTCCATCATTTCAAACAACACTGGATGCGTGGCAACTGGAACTGCTGTTCAAGTAAGCAGCGACATTCTGTTCCTATCCGACAACGGAATCAGATCGCTAGTTCGATCTGCGGCAGACGATTTCAGTTCAGTTGGGATACCTATTTCAGAGATTGTCAAGGATGTGATCCAGAGCATCAACACGGATTCTATTAGGGTGGCTACCGCAATCTACTATGATAACCGCTACTTCCTCGCCATACCTACTGGATCAAACGATTACAACGACACGCTCTTGGTTTACAACACGGCGTTAAACGCATTCGAGGGAACATGGACTCCGCAGGTTATGCAGTTCACGCTTACGAATTTTAATCAAGAAGGCTCTAGGGCGATGTTCAAAAAGACCAATGGCATAATCGAGAAGTATGCTGGCTACAAGTCTCCCGCTGGCACTACGTCTGCAGATTATCAGGACGCTGGAACTGATTACCAGTCTTATGTGCGTACAAAGGATTTTAATTTTGGAGATCCATTCTCGCTAAAATACGGTTCGCATTTCGAGGTCATCTTTGACAACTCCTTTTCATCCGATGCCACTATTGCAATCCAGCGCGACATTGACGTTGGCGACATTGACGTTGCATCCAACATAAATATTGCAAGCTCAGTTCTAACTCTCCCATTCACGCTTCCAGCAGTCCTGCCAACATCGGTCAAAAAGAAGCTTGCCAGCGACCTGCGCAAGTACGAGAAGTGGCGCTTGCTTAACATTAAGATTTCAACACCAGCAAACAAGATGGCGATCCGCCAGATCACGGCTGCTGCAAATCCAGATACAATCCTAATCCAGCAAACGATATGACGGCTATTGAGTATATTGAGCAAAGCAGCGTTCCAGAGGCTATGTGGCCTAACCTAGCTGAGTGGTTTGGCTGGTTCGAGAAGCAGGGTATGGTGGGGATTGTTAAGGATAAGGACGGCATTGCAGGCGTGGCTTTGGCTAGGTGTCTAAAGGATGGGCAAGAGTCTAATCATTATGTGCATAGCGAAGATGGTGAGAATGTCTTTGTTGACTTGACGATCTCATCAAAAGGTGCTAAATCCTTACGATGCTTGCTGTTGCTCCTTTGGGAGCGTTTTGGTCCTCGCAAGCGGATCACCTTTAATCGTTCTGGCAAACCAAGGAGTTATGATTATATGACATTTATGCGAAAGGCGAAGGTTTAACACCGTGGGTGGATCACCGTCTATTCCTTCACCGCCTCCGCCGCCCGATCCAAGAGAGACGGCGCGGGCTAGTGCAGACGCGTATAGCATGAATGTTGACACTTACATCAGTAAATTGCCAGAGATGGCTGCTACTGAAAACAGGCTGCGCTCACAGTATATGCCTCAACAGCGTGCATTGGAACGCCAGTTGTCAGCATTAGATCAGCAGGCAGGCGTGCAATCTGCTTTGCGGCTAGAACGTCAATATGGGCCACAAAGGACGCTGGAAGGATTGCGCAGGGCGTATGAACAAAGCCCACAGGCGTATGCCTTGAATCGCGGGTTGGGCGATCAGATGACTAGGCAGTTTGCACAGCTTTACGGCCAGAGTCCTTACGGATCGGTAGAGCAGAATGTGGCGTTTAACCAACAGCAAGACCCATACGATCCGTACTTTACAAATCTACAGCCATCAAAAACACCAAAAGTATAATAAATAGTTATGGCCCTAACATCTCTTTTAGCCGATGAAATTAAGCAAATTACTGGCGGTTCTTATGCCGTAAGTGATGAAAAAATAAATTCTTATGCAGATAAGGTAAATTCATATAGAAATGAAATTGAGGATATTAAAAATGCCCCAGCTAAGACGACATTAGATCCCACATGGTACACAAATGCATATCCATCGTGGGATTATTTCGCAAGCCCACAAGAACATTATGACAAGGCAGGGAGAAGGCAGGGCGCGAGCAGAAATGAGGACGAAGAATACATTAAAAATGGGCGGCTTTCGCC